GTTTTGGTGTGTCTGTAGTAACTCGATTACCTCTGTTATGGTCTTAGTTTTGGTCAGGTTTTCTCTTGCCTCTAGTAAGTTCTCCAAATAGTTTCTAGTCATAACTAGAGCATCTTTTTGGCTCTCTCTGCATTTACATGTGGTCATTATTAGTGTCTCCGTTAGTTCTCTCATTGCTCGCAGTTTTGGATTGCAGCTTGCTCACTGGCGTGTAGGTCCCAGCAACTAGGTTGCTCCAGAGCCCAGAATACGAGTCCAGCGATCATTACTGCCAGGATGCCGATTGCTGTTAGGACTACATAAACGGTTTGTTTCCAACTCAACTCAATCATTTTGGACCTCACTGTCTTTTAGCATGTTGATTACTTTGCCTACTTGCTCAGATATCGGCTCGTTCATTAGTAGGTCTATGATGTGTTGCCTCTCAGCTACTCGACCTAATCTAAATGCGTGATTTACAAGAATTGCTGTTTTTTCTGCGACTTGCTCTTGATGCTTTTTGCTCATTTCATGGCTCATGGTTTCATCTCTCTTAGTTCCTCTTTTAGAAAACTTTGTATTTCTTTGATCGCTTTTTTGTCGCTAACCTCAGTGTCAAATCTGAGTTCATCTACTAGCTCTAGGACCTCGTCTAGTGCCTCGTAAAATCCCTCCAGGTAAATCATCTTTTGGTCTATGTCCATGTTTATAAATGTAGACATCCAGTTTGCTCGTTGTTGTCTGTTCATTTACTCCACCTCTTACTAGGGTTTTTGCAGTCGTCAGCGTAGTGAAACCAGAGCCACTCTTGGACATTTGGGTAATCGCTGAATTTTTCCCATTTGCAAATCTTGCAGGTGACTAGGTAAGTCCAATACTTGTCTGCAGCTAACATTGGTTTCCATTTAAACTGTCCAGGTATTTGTGGTTTAGGTTGTGGTGCTCCAACTTTTGTTGCTCCTAAGGCTTTAGGCACAGCGTCATAGGCTTTGCAGTTGTCACATGTGCATTTACTGGTAATCATGCTTTACTCCAAATCCTTGCATCTCTGCCAGATGCGGTTTTAGTTACTCCGACTACCTGGACTAATCCGAGTTTGTGTAATTCGTTTCGTCTGGTGCGGATGTTTTGGTCTGATGTTGTTGGAGCTTGTCCGATGTATGACATGTTTCGGTATGCATCGCATAACTCTGGGTCTGTCATTGGTGATAGTTCTAACAGTTTTAGGATCACTGTTTTGACTGTAATTGTTTTGTTGCTGGCATTTGAGGCAGCTTGTAATTGACTCATCGTTTATCTCTCCAGCCGATTAAAGCTGCATAGAGCCAGACTGCGACTAGGACTGCTAGTAATGGCACTCCGTATTGTGGTCTCTCTGCGATTAGATCTACTAGCTGAACAAATCCCAGTAGTGACATTACTGTGACTAGAAATGTTAGTGCTTTTTGCATGATTTCCTCTCAATCATTTTTTACAGTTGGTCTGTATGTTTAGAGACTAACATCCAGCGCCGACATTGAGCAAGACTAGACACCTGAAAAACGCCCTGTGGTGCCTCTGGAGGCTTCTCTGTGTGTTTGTGTGTCCTACGCCAGTTTTTTACCAAAATGACGGCATCTCGGTCGTCTGTCTCAAACTCTGCTCCACAACTGCAGACCTCTCGGATCATGGTTTCTTTGTAACTTCTATCTCCACGCCCATGTCCCCTGGAGTCTCAGCGTAAACCTTGTCGGCAATGATAGAAACTATTTGACCGTCATTTGATAACACGCCTGAGCTCTGGAGTGAGTCCCCGATTGAGCGGATTAGTTTATCTAGGTCTGGCATGGTGTTTGGGTATTGCCTGCTCACACTCTTAGGTCTAGGCATATGAAAAACCAGCTTGAGGTCAATCGGTCCGAGTAGTGGCACATCGTATTCCATAGCTGCAACTCGACATGCCATTGCGACAGTCTCTCTCCAGCCAGGCAACTTTTTAGAACTCTCAAACATGATCGCTCTACCGTTACGAACTACTGCGGTCTTACTGCCCTGCGGAGCTGGTTCACCATAAACCCTGATTTTCATTTTAGAACGGTGCTACCTGAGTGAATTCGGTTTCTGCCTTAGGTGCCTGTGGTGCAGCTTTAGTGTCCACCTTGTAGGTCACATTGTTTAGTGAGTGTTCGACAACCTGGTATGTCTGACCGTCTTTCTCAAATGTGCCTGCCTTTGTGCCTAAATCTCCAACAAATGACACGACATCATCTTTGCCAATTTCACTTGGAGCATCTAGCCACATAGTCCATTGACGCTTTTTTGTGATTTGTTCTCCCTTGACAGTTATCTGAAAAGTCTCCCAACCTTTGACAACTCTGCCTCTGTAGTCTCCGTTCTCAGCTACGCCTGAAACAGTGATCTGGACCTGAACTCTTGCCATGTTATCCACAGCCTCTCTCTTAATAATTTCTTTTGTTTTTATATTGTTTTTTATATTGTTTATTAAGTGACATTAGTGTCACCTATTGCTACCTTAGATGTCACCTATTACTACCCTAGATGTCACCTATTGCTACCCTGCATGTCATGTGTGTCGGAGTTATCCACAACCCTGAATTTTGGCACATAATCATCAAATCGTCTATGCCAAATGTCTCCAGCACAGTCCTCTGGACAAGGGATATTTATCCAGTAGCGATTTGTTTTTGGACCACCATAACTTCTACCGTTATGACGATCCACATCCAGCTCGCCAGACTCCTCTAACACTGCTAGTGCTCGAATAACCTGACGCTCTGAAACTCCAGCATAATTTGCTAGACGACTAATAGACGGATAAGCTCCTCCGCCAGTTTCCTCCTCATGCCAGGCAATACCAATTAAAACTAACTTGGCGGTCCCTACATGGTGTGAGTGGTGCAAAACACTTGCGACACTAGCTGCACTCATTTGACTCTCTCTCTCAATGTTGTAATGCTAATCGTATGGCACAGTTGGTCGTGCCTTGAGCGGTCTTTAGATCGCAGTCCCCTGGCGGTTCCTCTCACTGTCGGGGGACATTTCATTTCTTTAGACCCTTAGCCAGTTCCTCGATTTGTTGCAAAGTTTCTGGAGTTACTCCTCTAGTAGCCTTAGCCCGCTTATAAACGCCTCGTAGAGCCTCGATGTCTCCCTTTTCGAACTCTAGGTGTGCCGTTGCTAAAAAGTTCTCTGTCTCGGTCACAGCGGGTTTTTGAGGGATTTCATTTCTTGAGGCAATTCTCTTTGTGTCAGATGCTAAAACAGCCACGATTGCTCGTCCCCATGCGGATGTCTCTGCATTGCTGGTCTCGGAGTCTCTTGTGAAATTGCTCTTGCCTGGCACTGGCTCCCACGCTGTCCCATGACCTGGTCTAATGTCGTCTGGAGTGCGGTATGCAGCTGCAGTGTAGACAACCCATGATTTACCCGCAAAGTCAATGAACTGCAAAGATACTTGCTGTAGTGATCCAGTAGGGAAAAGTTCCTTAAAACGCCTTATTCTCTCGCTTACATCCACATAATCATCCATAAAACCCATTTTGTTATCCTCTCTTAAAAACAATAAATGGCAGACCAGAGCCTCTAGCCTGTAATGATAAGACTTTATCGCCTTGATAGAGCCCTACTTTTACACCGTCCATAAGGTGCAAAACTTTAGACTTTAGCAGTGTAAACGCCTGCTCTGTCTCCTCTGCTATTTCTTTTGCTCTCATCAACTGAGGGTAAAGGTCTCCTAGTTCGATGTCACCGTCATGGATGTGCTCACTTAGAGTGCGGACAGTTTCATAGGTCGAATTGCTACCGTCCCAGTCTGGAGCCTCTTGCATAGAAATGCACATCAAAAAGTCATAGGCTTTATCGACAAGCTCGAGAGCATAATCTTGGTCATACTCAATTTCATGCTCGACCATTTCGCCATTAGCCACAGCTACGAGGATGCCTTTTTCTAAACCTAAAACATGCATATACCACATCACCTGGTCTTTGTAGTGAGGAGGTAACTCGTTCATTGGATTTCTAGAGAACTTGATTTCTAAAATACCTAGTGAGCCGTCAGCCCACTCAATGATCGCATCTGGGTTAGCTTTAAATCTAGGTTCGGAAACGCTAGCCCATGTCCCTGTGTTGTGAGCAGTTAGCCAGTCTGAGTTTTCTGAGACCCATAGGTCTTGTATAGGTTGCTCAAATACTGTGCCTAGTTTCATAGCCATAGAGGGAGCAGAGTCTCGAGGCAGTTCGCCTAAGTATTCATAGTATGCAGTGTATGCAGACCGCCAGGGATTGTGTCCCATGAGAGTGCCTACAAGAGAGCCTGCTACACCTTTACGAGCTTCATGCCACTCATCTGAGTCGTGGTCAAAATAGCCTAGTAATTTAGCCCTGCCGAGTTTTTCTATTTGTTGGTCAATAGTCATGTCTCAACTATAGCGATACCCTACGACTTTTTCTTTTTTGCCTCACTAGATACAGACTCAATCGCCTTGTTGATTGCACTGTCAAAGTCCTCGTCTGGGACAGATGCCTTGCCTGCATAGGTAAACAGCAATGTAGCCAAAAGACCTAACACTGCTCCTACGGCTCCAAATGCAGCTGACTCAACTGCAGAGATGCCAAACACATTACCTGCTCCCATAAATGCGATGCCTGTTGCTACAGCAAATGCTACGATGCGGAGAGTTCTAGTGATCCAATACTTCATTATTTTTGTCCTATCTGTGGGAGCCATTGTAAAGGGTCCTCTACTGGAGATGTTGCCAGGTGCTCTGCCTTGCCACACATAAAGTGCAGGTGAGGTCCAGAGCTTGTCCCTGTGTTGCCTGATTTGCCGATTATGTCGCCTTGTTTTACTTTGTCTCCAACTTTGACCTCAGCCTTGTCTAAGTGACAATAAGCGAAAATGCGAATTTTCTCAGCGGTTGCATAGGTTCTCAATTCGACAACCCAACCTAAAATCTTAGACTCATAGACGCCTACGATAGTTCCACGCCCTACAGCCTTTAGTGGTGTTCCACGCTTTACGGCATAATCGACTCCTCTGTGTGGACCTAGTCCTAGAGATTTGCGGAGCTCAGAGTGTGTGCCAAAAGTGTCCACAATAGTTGCTGGACTTAGAGGATGTATAAGGGTAGTCATTAGTCTGCTCTAACGATTTCTGGAGCAACCTCAACTAATCCTCTGGCTAGTGTCATAACTTTGCCTGTAGATGTTTGAGTCAATTCACATGCCCAGACATAAGAGTTTTTTGTTAGCAGAGCAGTTTGAGCTGCAGTCAAAGAAAAAGACACAGAGTTGTCTGTGGTGTTTACAGTTGGGATGATGTCAATGTGTGCAGAGCTTTGAGGTGTCTCTCTGATTTGTAATTTAGCAGTCCAGCCAGTTAGTGAAAATGGAGCACCCACATTGTCTGTGGGATAAAAGACCGCTGGCTGAAATGGGTTTGGAAAAGTAGATCCAGCGTTGATTACTAAATCAAATCTACCCTCTGTAATGGTAAATGTTTCACTCATTGTCTGCGACTACTTCCTCAACTGGAGCAACTTCTGGAGTTGTGTGGTCGTGAGGCTCTCCCCAAGTAGTAGTTACTTTTGGAGCCAAAACTGGTTCTTTAGCCATTGTTCTTGTCCTTTACTAATTTATCAAAGGCTGTTTTTAGCCTTGTATATTCTCTATGTAAGTTTAGATACTTGTCCCGCCATTGGTCTAATTCTTGTTTTAGCGTGGCGAGTTCGTTTTTGAGTTCATTATTACTTGCCAACATCTCAGCTCGTAATCTCTCCTCCAGGCTAATGCTCTGAAACCTGCGGTTTGTTAGGTATTTAAAAAGACTAGAAACTCCAGTCCCTCCAACAACTCCACTGAGTATGTAAACCCATGTCTCAACACTCATTAGATGCCTCTCCAAAGTCCAATGTTCATTTCCCAATGTTGAGGCGTAATTATGTGATTGACTCTGCTCATAATTGAGACCACTTGCAAAGCTGGTAGAGGGTCTTGTGCAAATTCTACTTGGATTACATTAGCGGGTTGAGCGTCTGCTATAGAGCCCGCTTTGCCGTCATCTCTAATAACTGGAGTAGTAACTTGTCTAACCTGTTTTATAGTTGCCGAGTTCACCACCCTAGTAGCCCATTGAGCAAAAGTGCTTGCACCCGCTGGATCAAAATCTACTGTAAAGGTTGCTGACTGTTCACCGTTAGCAGCTATAGATGTTGCATTAGATGCGACTGACTTAGTTCCACCTGTGCCGTCTATAACTACACATTTGTTTACAAGAGTGTCCGAGTCGTAACCTAAAACTAAATTGTCTAGGCAATAGTGAGCAGGTGAAATATTAGTCAAGTTTTGTAGTTTTGCATTATCTGCCCATAGAGATGCTATAGCTGCAGATGTCTTGTTTGCTTGCACTCTGACCTCTGCCCTTACAGTTCCAGTCGGAGCCACGCTAGTAACATCTATTTGAGTCCAGCCAGTTGTGTTTACTGCAGTAAATGGACCCGAGTCTAATTGGATCGTAGAGCCACCTGAGTTTATGTAGGCAATTTGCACTCTTGCAGTGGGAGTGTTTGTTTGTGCCTTTACCCAGACCGATGCCTTGTATTTGCTATTTGGAACTGCGGTCATTGTTGTGTTTGTTAGAAAAGTGTAGGCAGTGCTTGTGGTCGCTGTAGAGTTTACTCTCATACTGGCGATACCTGCATAATAAGTTGTCGTGTCTCTGGTAAGCGTTACGCTAGTGCCTGGAGACCAGCCAGTAGTGTTTACCTCAAAAGTTCCATTTGTAATTAGGTCTGTATAGTGCACATTGCTAATTGAGGGATTACCTGGCACAAATGGTAGAGCTTGTTTTGTTGCCACATCTGCTCTTGTCAAATAACTAAGAGACCCGTCATTAAGCGAGTATAGCCACCCTAACTCGGCATCTAAAAATTTTGAGGCAATAGTGCCCGCCTGCTCATTTATAAATGTAAATGCTCTTTGAGTTGTCCCAGATGCACCTGTGCCTCCAGCTGTAAGAGTTGTGCCTAAAGCGGTAGCAAGGTTTGTCATACAGTTTCTAAAAGACCTTTGAGTTACTGTGCCAGTTACAGAGTGAGAAGCTAAAACAGTATTTTGGAATTTTCGCATAGCGTCGTCTGCAGTAATAGTTATCTCTAAAGTCTGCGACTCGTTGATATAGATCATAGAAACATTTTGTATGTTCCCAGTAAACAAAGGATTATAAATAAGCGGGTTAGTATCTGGAAATGGTCTGTATCTAATATCTATTCCATCGCTGGATTTATAGCCTGGAGTCCCTAAAAAGTCAGATAGGTTTTTCTTTACTAACTTAATTGTCGCTGTGCCAATAGATGCCTCTGCTAAAACTCCATTGTCAATGTCAATGCCTCTGTCAATTTCTACCTCAAAAGAGTCTGCAACAATCTCGACATAAGCTCCAAGAGTAGGGTTTAGGTAGCGGATAGAGAGGTCTGTCTTTATGTCAAATACATCGTTAGCCATTATGTGACCAGATACTTTCTACCTGTTTTCTTTTCTAAAAGTCTGATTTCTTTGATAATGTCAGCTGCGCTAATGACTGCCTTGTTGATGTTGATTTCATAGGTCGCATCGCCCATAGTTGCCTGCACTGCACCTGCCTGTGTTCCAGTGTTGTAGAGGCTACTCTTTAGTCCCACGATTTCTTTTAGATCACCTGACGCTAGTAGAGCCTTAGCTGCGATGTTTCCCTCAACTGGACCCATTGCTATTAGTTCATTGACTAGAGGCTGGCTGTTAGGGGTCTTTAGGATTTGTTTTAGGTTTGAGGCGAAACCTTTAGCAGCTGCGACCATACGCTGGAGTTTGCCTTTAAAGTAATCGACATTAAACACCGAGTATTCATCTTTACCAAAAAGTCCAAATGATACTGCTACAGCGTCCCTAAACTTTTCTCCGACCTTTTTCATGCCGTCAATTTTGGAGTCTAAGGCTTTTCTAATCGCATCTGCCATTTGTTGTGTTTCGAAAACTAATCTTGCTTTTTTAGCCTTTAGATCTGCAAGATAAGCCTCGTAACTCTCGAAGCCCATAGTTATCCAGCTTGTGCCGTCTGGAGCTAGACCAGGTCCAGAGATTGCTCCAGGTGTTGGAGTGCCAGGTGTTATGGACTCGTATTCCTCTCGAGCGTCAGCTGCCTCTACCCACAAACCAGCCAACCAGCCCACAGCTGCAATAGCTGCACCGATACCAGTGCTAACTAATGCGACTTTCATAAGTTTTAGAGCTGTGGTCGCTTTGATAATTCCAGCCTGTGTTAGTCCAATGATCACATTAAGAGCAACAAAATAGCCTTTGATTAGGAGGACTTGGACACCTAACATAATCACTAGGTCAATGTTCTCGACCATGAGGCTAATAATAAATCCAATAGTTTTAGCAATAAAAACAAATGCATCGACTATCGTTTGTAAGTTTTTCTCGCCCTCTGGACTTATCAAATAAGCTGCGAACTCCTCAAGAGCAGGCAACAATGCCTCACCGATTGTCTCTTGTATGTCAGCAAAAATAACTTCTAAACGCTTATAAGGGTCGAGGTTTGCAGCTGTCTCAGATGCTCCAGCAAATTGGGTCTCAACATTAGAGATAACATCGCCAGTAAGTTTTAGACCTGGCACGAGTTTTTTTAGAGCTCCAGTCTGCCCGTTAAATGCCTTACTTAGTGCACCTGTGACTGAGCCTAAATCTTTACCTGTTTCGGCTGATATATCTAGTGCGATGTCTAGAATTCTCTGACCCTTTGAGAGAGAGCCTGTAGCCTTTACGGCAGTTGCTAACGCTGGTCTAAGTTCATCATCGAGAACTGCACTGGACAGCTGAGTTTTCTTAATGTATTTTTCTGCGCCAGCAATAGCCTCGCTCGTTGCTCCTAAAGTATTGCGGAGAGAGTTTGCTAAAAGACCCTGACTTTTACGATCCTCAGACGCAGCTTTAGTCGAATTTTTTAGAACACTTGTGAGAGCGGTAATACCTACAGTCAGACCCACAGCTGCAAAGGCACTGTTCATTTTCTTGCCTACAGTGTCAGAGACCTTGCCCATTTTACGCAAATGTGTCTCGGCAACCCTAGTCGCATTTCTCAGCGGTGTAGGGTCTCCAACGATAGTGAGTTTCAGCTGACTCATTGAGATCCTTTAGTCTGTAGTGCGTCCATTATTGCCTGGTATTCCCTGAGGGACATTTGCCTGACCTCTGTCAAACTCAAACCCGCATGGACCACCATAAACGCCAAGCGTTCGGCAGCTCTATCTGCAATTATTCTTTTGGGTCAGAGACACCCGCAAACAAACTGTTAGCCTCTGTCATAGAGATTTCTCCAGCCTGTTCCAGCGTAAACTCTGGGTTTTCTCTCTTTTTCATAATAAAGATAATCGCTTTCATCGCTTTACCTTTAGCGTTTCCAGCGTCGAGCAACTGGTCAATACTGTTTCCAGTAATCAACTCAATCTGCTCTACTTCGTTTAGTGTCAAACTTTCGAAATCAAATGTCTGATTGGTCATGCACTTCTCCTAATTGTGTAGTCTCTTTGTTTGTTTTTGTAACTTCCGTCACTAATCTTATCGCCCTGTTTTGCATACTTGTTGTAAATGGCAATTAGATCCTCAATGTAATACTGTCCAGCCCATGCCCTAACCTTAGCTGCACCCTTATTCATAAACTGTTTAGGCAAAATGTTTTTAGGTTGAGGAGTGTAGTTGTCATAAAACCAGCCCCAGTTTTGAGCGTTAGCATAAGGGATGTCTCCCCTGTCACCAGTTCCAGCTGTAACGATTACACCTTTTAGAGATCTAGACGCTTTTATAGAGCCCTCTAAATCGCCTTTGCTACGGCTGTTAGGGACAAGGGTAGTTGGCAAAATAGCCTTTGCCTCCTTGACCACCATGTTGCCGACCTTAAGGTTAAGAGCTTGGACCTCTTTAGTAGCATCCGAACTAATAGCCTTAAGACCAGCAATCATGTTATTGAGTCCCTCGACATAAATGCCAGACTCAACATAAGCCATTGCAAAACCTACTAAGCTGCAGTTTTTAC